AAGCCTATGGGCGAGAAGATGACCATGAAGGGTCGCGACACCAAAATGGGCACGAACAACTCTGGCGAGATTTACCAGAAGTGAACTGCGGAACCTGTAGGTTCTTTCTGGCAAACCAGAAGTTTGGAATGTGCCAGCGGTATCCCGAGTACGTTATGAAGCAAGATGCCCAATGGTGCGGGGAGTATCAGTCCAAGGACATCCCCAAATCCGAAATCAACTCTAAACCACGCAAAAGAAATGATAAGACCCCTGAGAGACCGGATTCTAGTCAAGCCGATTGAGCGCGAAAAGAGCGCAATTCTTGAAGTAATCATGCGGGAAAACCCGAACATAGGCGAGGTGGTGGCTGTTGGGCCGGGTGAGTACGACAAGAAGGGTCGGATTATTCCTAACCCCTGCGAAGTGGGTCAGAGGATTCGTTACGGAACAACAGGCGAGTACCTGACGTATCAAGAAGTAGAGCAAGAAGGCCAAAAACTGCTTATGATGTCATGGAAAGACGTGTGTTGGATCGATGAAAACAACCAATAAACCCATACCTCGAACCACTACTGGCAAGGCTAAGAACTACAAGCCTGTCGAGCAGGGTGCGGGCATGACTGCAAAAGGAAGGGCGGCATACAATGCGAAAAATAATTCAAACCTTAAAGCTCCAGCTCCAAACCCTAAAACAAAGGCTGACGAAGGCCGTAAAAAGTCTTTTTGTGCGCGGATGAGTGGAGTTCCCGGCCCGATGAAGGACGATAAGGGCCGACCAACCCGTAAGGCTGCGGCCTTGAAAAACTGGAATTGTTAATGGATGAGCAATCAATACAAGCAAGAGTTGCGGAACTTAATCAACAACGTGCCCTCACTTTGGCTAATCTTCAAGCGTTGGATGGAGCGATTGCGGACTGCAATTGGTGGCTTGCGAAGATCAAAGCAGATACCGTCAAGATTAACGAAAACGAAGGGAATGACTGATGGCTACAGGACTTTACGCGAACATCGCAGCCAAGCGCGAGAGGATCAAGGCACAAAAGGCAGCGGGCAAGACCCCAGAAAAGATGCGAGCCCCCGGAGCCAAGGGAGCGCCAACAGCAAAGGCGTTCAAACAGTCAGCCAAGACAGCAAAGAAGTAGCCATGCTGAAGAAATCTACGACAGACAAGGCGTTCAAGCAGAACATCAAGACCGAGGTCAAGTCTGGGAAACCGGTCAAGCAAGCGGTTGCGATAGCTTATGCGGTCAAACGGGAAGCCAAAAAGGGTACTAAAGGTAAGAAGTAATGAATGAGGGCGATCAAATCTCTTTGTCGGATCTTGCGAAGTTAGGATCAAGCAAGGGGAGAGACCTCGACCGTATTTTCGCCCGCCTCTCCCCTAGCCAGCAGAAGTCATTCTTAGACGAAATTTTGCCCATGTTGCGAATCAGCGGTGGCTTAGAGCAGACCGGCAACGACTTTGCGAAAGCTACTGGATACGGTGGAAGGCTAGGAATGGAGATTCCAGTAGGCAAGGACAACGTAGGCTTTGGAGTTGCGGGTTCAGGGTCAAAAGTCAAGACTCCTTACGGAACGGTTAGTCAGTCAGATTTAACTGGAGGCGATGTTTACTACAACACCGGGCCTCACCAACTGAGCGCAAGTTATCAGAAGATGGGCGCAACCCCTGCGGGCGAACCAATGAGAAATTTGGTAAACCTGTTGTATAAATACAAGTTCTGAACGCCTAAACAAACAAGACGAAAAAGGTTGTAATCTAAACGAGAATAGTTTACATTCCCATTTGTGTCAGGAACTTATAGATTGAGTTAATCAATATGGCCGCACCGATAGGTAATACTAATGCTGTAAAGGGGAAGATGTTCCATGACGCTTTGCGAAAGGCGCTGGTTCAAAACCCTCAGAGACTCCCAAGGATAGTAGAGACTCTACTAACTCAGGCAGAGCTGGGAGAGGCTTGGGCAGTCAAGGAAGTAATAGACAGGCTAGACGGCAAGGCAATCCAGATCAACCAGATGGAGAACGCCGATGGCTCTCCAATCCTCAACGCGATACAGGTCACGTTCATAAAGCCACCGGAGACAATAGATGTCTAATCAGCCATTGTGGCATTGCACGAACTGCGGGAAGGACACGTTTCAAAACAAAATGCTGGTTGATGACAACGTGTTCCATAGTTCTGTTGTCCAGTACGGATGCCCTAACTGCCGAGCCATGAATACGATGGAGCGTCTGCCAGAAGTACCGCAAAGACTCAATGACTGAGGACAGGGAGCTACTTGAACAGGCCGTAGCCAAGGCCGAGTTCCCGGTCAAACTTGCGTGCCTCTTTGAGCCCAAGCGATATAAGGTTCTCTACGGGGGCCGAGGTGGGGCAAAGTCTTGGGGAGTGGCTAGAGCCCTACTGATCAAGGGAGCCAAAGACCCACTACGAATCCTCTGCGCCCGAGAGTTTCAGGTCTCAATTAAGGACTCAGTCCACAAGCTCTTGGCTGACCAGATAGCAGCTCTGGGTCTATCGGAGTTCTATGAGGTAACGAACACCTCGATCAAGGGTAGGAACGGAACCGAGTTCTTCTTTGCGGGTCTGAAGAACAACATCATGTCGATCAAGTCCTTTGAGGGTGTGGACATCTGCTGGTGCGAGGAAGCCCAGACCATCTCCAAGACTAGCTGGAACGTCCTGATCCCAACCATCCGTAGGGACAACTCAGAAATCTGGGTGACCTTTAACCCAGAGCTAGAGACTGACGATACCTACCAACGGTTCGTGATCAGCCCGCCTGAGAGCGCAATAGTCCAGAAGATCACATGGCGCGACAACCCGTGGTTCCCCCAAACCCTGCGGGAGGAAAAGGAAAACCTTGAGATCCACGACCACAACGCCTACCTAAACGTTTGGGAGGGCTTATGCAGACGGACGGTCGATGGGGCGGTCTTTGCCCAAGAGATGACTCTGGCTGAGATGGACGGACGGATTACCAAAGTCCCGTATGACGCTATCAAGCCCGTCCACGCGGTATTCGACTTGGGCTGGGCAGACAATACTGCGATATGGTTCGTACAGTTCATAGGCTTTGAGATCAGGCTGATCCGGTACTTAGAGGATAACCAAAAGACCATGAGCTACTACTTGGCCCAGCTTCAGTCATTGGGCTACGTTTACGACACCATCTGGCTACCCCATGACGCGGAGAACACAACCCTAGCTGCGGCTGGTCGGTCGATTGCGGACATAGTCAGGGGAGCGAACTACAAGGTGCAAATACTCCCGAGAGTGCCGGTCACGGACTCAATCAACGCCGCCCGCACGATTTTCCAGAAGTGTTACTTTGATAAAGAAAACTGCCATCAAGGGCTACAATGTCTGCGCCACTATCGGTATGATGTTGACCCAGATACTAAACAGTTCTCCAAGTCACCGCTACACGACATTTATAGCCACGGCGCGGACGCGTTTAGGTATATTGGATTGGTGGTAAACGAACCCCGGAAAGCTGGCCCAAAGAAGCCGGTGTACCAGATTCCGGGCTCATGGATGGGGTAAATTATGGCAAAAGTAGACGTTCCGAGTGCTATCCCTGCGGACTCCCGCATACAGGAAGCAATCGACTTTCTCAAATTCTCTAACGAGGCTGACACCGAAAACCGGCAAAAGGGTCTTGATGACCTGAAGTTTTCCTCTGGTGACCAATGGCCCATTGAGGTTCAGAACTCCCGCCACCTTGAGGCTAGACCGTGCCTGACCATCAATAAGCTAGATGCTTACGTCAGACAGATAGTCAACCAGATGCGTCAGTCCCGCCCACGGATGCGGGCTCACTCAATGAACTCCGAGGCCAACGCAAAGGTTGCGGACATCATCACCGGGATATTCAAGCACATCGAGGTCAACTCTGACGCTGACACAGCCTACGACACGGCTGGCGAGTACGCAGTCCGTATTGGCTGGGGATACTGGCGGGTCATTACCGACTATGTCCGTGAGGATTCGTTTGACCAAGAAATCTTTATCCGTCCTATTGACAACCCGTTTTCGGTCTACTTTGACCCCAACTCCATCCAGCCTGACGGCTCAGACGCTGAGAAGGTCTTAATCACCACCTTGATGTCTAAGGATGACTTCAGGATTCAGTACCCCGGAGCTGATGACGGCGGTGACTTTAACCAGCGCGGAACGGGTGACTTTGACCCCGATTGGGTTCAGAAGGAGGACATCCGGGTTGCGGAATACTTCTACGTTGAACGCAAAAAGACCAAGTTACTGCTGCTATCCGATGGGACAAAGGTCTACAAGGACGAGGCTCCAAGCCCTGAGATCCTAGCTGCGGCAGGGATTATGGTGGTTGGCGAGCGCGACACCATGCGGAAGCAGATCAAGTGGTGCAAGCTCACGGGTCTTGAGATCCTTGAGGAGCGCGATTGGTCTGGGCGCTACATCCCCGTGGTTCCGGTCTACGGTCAGCAGCTCACAGTTGAGGACAAGCGCAAGAAGTACGGCTTGGTGCGAAACGCCAAGGACGCTCAACGTATGTACAACTACTGGCAGACAAGTCTTACAGAGAGCATCGCCTTAGCTCCGAAGGCCAAATGGCTGCTAGCCGAGGGTCAGGACGAGGGCCACGAGAACGAGTGGGCACAGGCCAACATCAAGTCCATGCCGGTCTTGCGTTACAAGCAGACGGACATCAACGGCAAGGAGGCCCCAGCTCCACAGCGGCTCCAGCCCGAGCCACCACCGGCGGGTGTTATTGCGGCTGCAATGTCGATTGATAAGGACTTGCAGAGCGTGGTCGGTATCTTTGATCCGTCCCAGTTGCCCCAAGGCAATATGTCTGGCAAGGCCATCCGTGGTCAGCAGATGCAGCAGGACATGACCAACTTCCACTACTACGACAATCTAGTGCGGTCGATGAAGCATACGGGTCGGATTATCCTTGACCTGATCCCCAAGATTTACGACCGAGAGCGCGTCTTGCGGATCATTGGCTACGATGGGAAGCCTGAGATGGTTACCCTAAACCAACGGACTCAGGACGAGATGGGCGTGGAAAAGGTACTAAATGACGTAACTGTGGGCGAGTACGATGTCTACATGGACACCGGCCCCGGCTACCAAAGCAAGCGTCAGGAGGCTGTCGAGGCCATGATGCCCATGATTTCAACCAATCAGGAGTTATTTAATCTTGCGGGTGACTTGGTGTTCAGGAATATGGACTTTCCGGGCGCGGAAGTTATCGCGGATAGGCTTGCAGCCAACAACCCATTGGCCCAGATTGACGAGAAGTCTGAGATACCACCGCAGATCCAGATGAAGCTCATGCAAGCCGAGAAGCAGATTGCTGATATGCAGCAAATGATTGCGGCTATGGAGCTTGAGAAGCAGTACCGTGGGGACATTGAGAACATCCGTCAAGAGGGCGAGACCAAGCGTAAGCTCATGGATGTCACCTCGCGGGCCTATAACACCGACACCATCAATGAGGCCAAGGTCAACCAGCAGATCCTCAACAGTCAGGCCAACCAGAACAAGGCCGAACTGGACGCGGTCACCAAGATGCTTCTAAAGCGGATGGACATCGGTGAGCTGCGTCAGGTCATAGCCGAGAAGGACGCGGAACAGGCTCAAGTAGCCGCGTTTGCGGAACAGGAGGTCAACAGGTCATCAAATCCGTTCTTGCAACAGGAGCAACAGATAGCTAATAGTTGACACCTAACAAGAAACAGTTTTTAATACGATTTACCTACCAATGGGTTCATTGGGTTAATTCTTGGAGTAATCCATGTCAGAAGTAGCGCAAGAACCGGCCCGGAAACAGGCTGGGACTGTAGTAACGAGTGAGAATTTAGCTGAGTTTTCGTTAGGAAAATTAGGTTTAGCGCCCGATGGATCTCCTACTGAGGCCGCACCAGCGGAGCCGGTAGTCGAGGCAGAGGCGAGTGAACCAAGCGAAAGTGAAGCTGCGACAGGTGAAAAGAAGCAAAACCCAAAACTTGAGAAGCGGTTTTCAGAACTGACTAAGCAGCGTGACTCGGCCCGTCAAGAGATGGAACGAGAGCGCCAAGCCCGTCAAGAGCTGGAGAATCGGATCAAGGATCTGGAGACTAAGGCTAACCCTGCGAAAGCAGAACCGGCAGATCCAGACCCAAAACCCGATCCAAGCCAGTTTAATGATGCGCTGGAATATGCTGAAGCTCTGGCTGAGTGGACTACGGATAAGAAGTTGCGGGAGCGTGATGAGCAAGAGATGTCTCGCAGGGCGCAAGAAGAACAGAGCCGTAAACAGGTCGAGTTCCAAAAGCGCGTAGAAGCTGTGAAGGCAAATCTTCCGGATTACGAGGACACAATCGCCGCCGCTGGTGATATACCAGTAAGCGCACCGGTTGGGGAATCAATTGTCGATAGTGAGTTTGGGCCTGAAATCCTTTACTACCTAGCCGACAACCCGGACTACGCACGTTCCCTAGCGGACAAGTCATTGACCGCGCAACTACGCGAGATTGGGAAGTTGGAGGCAAAGTTTGAGAAAACCGCGACTCCTAGCAAAAAGGAACCTGTAGCGAAGAAATCGAACGCCCCTGCGCCGATTTCGCCTATCAAGGCAAGCAGTAGCGCCGTGGAAACCGGTCTGGATTCAGACCGTGCGTACCATGGAACCTACCAGCAATGGAAGGCTGCTCGCCTTGCCGGGAAGATTCGGTAAGTGGCAACTACTAACCTTTTATGGAGTAATTAAAAATGGCAAATAATTTGCTAACCATCTCCATGATCACCAACGAGGCGTTGATGGTCTTGGAAAACGAACTTACGTTCACGGCCCGCGTTGACCGTTCTTATGACGAGCAATTTGCGGTTACTGGTGCAAAGATTGGTAATACTGTAAACGTACGCCGTCCCGGTCGTTTTATCGGTACTACTGGCCCTGCGCTTAACGTAGAGGACTTCAACGAGACATCCGTCCCGGTGACCCTCTCAACTCAGTTCCACGTTGACACCCAGTTCACCACACAGGACTTAGCCCTGTCGTTGGATATGTTCTCGGATCGCGTGTTAAAGCCCGCAATCGCTGCTATCGCCAACAAAATGGACTTTGATGGCACGACTATGGCTACTGACAACACCGCCAACACCGTTGGTACGGCTGGAGTTGTGCCCTCCGACATCGCTACGTTCCTAACCGCACAGGCTTATCTGGACGGTGAAGGCGCACCCCGCGATGGCAAGCGTTCTTGCGTTGTTGACCCCTTTACCGGTGCGTCAATCGTTGGTTCGCTCAAAGGTCTCTTTAACCCACAGGGCACTATCTCGGGTCAATACGAGAAGGGCATGATGGGTAAGGACACCATCGGAATGAACTGGTACATGGATCAGAACATTGTGTCGCACACATACGGTTCTTACTCCACGGCTACTCTTTCCACCAACACAGCAACTTTCACCGGTTCGCTGACAACTGGCTGGGCTTCAACATCCACAATCACAATCGCTGCCGCTACTGCTAACGCTGGACTCAAGCAGGGTGACACCATTCAGATTGCTGGCGTGTTTGCAGTCAACCCACAGAACCGTCAGCCATACGGCGGTAATGTTCTGCGTAACTTTGTCGTGACTGCTGACGTGACGATTACCTCCGGTGGCTCTGCATCGGTTACGGTATCGCCCGCTATCATCACGGCTGGTCAGTTCCAAAACGTATCGGTTCTTTCGACCTCCTCGACCGCAGTTGTCACACCGTTTAACAAGACCGGTGTTGTCAGCCCGCAGAACTTGGTGTTCCACAAGAACGCGTTCACGTTGGCTACTGCCGACCTTGAGTTACCTGATGGCGTTCACTTTGCTGGTCGCGCATCTGACAAGCAATTGGGCCTGTCAATTCGAGTGGTCCGCCAGTACACAATTAACAATGATTCCATTCCAACTCGTCTAGACGTTCTCTACGGTTGGGCTCCCCTCTACCCCGAACTCGCTTGCCGAGTTGCGGCTTAATTAGGAAAGGAACTTAATCATGGCAAATCCGGGCCCAGCAAGTACCCAAACCTCCAACTACCTATTCAATGGTAATGCCAGCGATGGTATCGCCCTTGGTGTAGCTGGTGGTGAGATTGGTTTTTATGGCGAGACCCCAGTTGTTCAGGCATCTGCAATCACCACGATTTCAGACTCCGCAACTGGAACCGCCATTGCAACTGCGGTTAACAGCGTTATTACCGCGTTGAAGAACATTGGCATAACCGCCTAAGATGTTCTTATGACTGAGAAGGCCACCCTCACAAGGGGTGGCTTTTTCTTTTTTTGGAGAATCCATGAAG